AGACGAGCCACGTGGGACTTCATGGGTCAATCTCTTTGCTGGTTATTCATCCGTGGGAGAAAGCGCATGATTCCACGAAAAAGAAGAATCAAAAAGGCCAAGTATAACGGAGTTTCTTTTTACATTGAGGATGATGAAACATCCGGTGGACGTAGGATTGTGACTCATGAATTCCCCTATTCTGAAATTCCAGCCACTGAGGATTTAGGCAAAAAGGCCAAACAATGGCAAATCCAAGGTTTTGTAGGTGGCGCTCTTTATAAGCAAGAGGCAGAAAAGCTCCAAGATGCTTTAGAGCAAGCAGGTGTCGGAACCCTAGATCATCCTTATATTGGAAAGAATAAAAAAGTCAGATGCACGAGTTACCGCAGAAATGAAACTAACCGAGAGTGGGGAGTGGTTTGGTTTTCCATGACCTTGACTGAGGCAGGAGAATTGCCTCAAATCACAGCACTCTCTATTGCCGATCAGGCGCAAAAAACTCAATCTTTCTTGGAAAACGTACTGCATACGTCTCAATCCATAGCATTGGGTGCATCAGGAGTTCTGTCAGGGGCCGCCGATACTTTAGATTCCTTATCAGAACAACTTGAAGAGAATCTTGCTCCATTTATAGCTGTGAGAGAAAGTTTAGGGGATGTACTCACTTCTTTAGCAGGGTTAAAAAACGTAGGTCGTGACATCTTATCTGAACCTGGAAATTATTTAAATGCCTTCATCGGTGCGTTAGGTGTACTCATTGAATCACCTCTGGATTCATTAACTCTGATGAATATTCTTAGCTCATCTCTTACACCTCTTTTTGAATCGATAAATCCATCGCTCGAGCGTACAGAACTTCACTCTACTTCTGAAACATTAGCCACGGTAATGTTAATTTATATGAGTGAAGTTGCAACAAGAAATGATATTTTGAATACAAAGGCAAGGGAAAAAATAAAAACGCTATTCCTATCATCCTGTGATTTATGTTTAGATCAATCAGATTCTTTTTTTGAAATCATCCAAAACGTCAGATCGGAAACCTATTTCACACTTCAAAAACAAGATGAACAAAGGAATGTAAAAATCATTCATCCCCAGGGATGTACAAATATTTTACTACTTGCCTATGAGCTTTACGGGGATGTTTCAAAATCCATACAACTCACTCAGATGAACCCTGACCTAAACCCTTGCTTCATCATCAGAGGCACCTTCTTGGAGGTGGTATGATTGCTAGTCTTGAAGCTTCAAAAGATCAGGTAAAACTCCTTGTCGGAGGTGTCTTGCATCAGGGCTGGAGCAGGGTGGATATTCACAGATCCATTTACACCGCAGCAGGAGCTTTTGATTTAACTCTTTCTCCTGTCTGGGAGCAGATGCCTCTTGATTTTGCTCTGTATCCAGGAGAAAGCTGCACATTAAAAATAGGCAGTGAAACAGTCATTACAGGATTTATTGATTGTGTCAGGCAAAAGTTAGATCATTCTCAGCATATTTTAGATGTTTCAGGACGGGATCAAACAGCAGATATTGTGGATTGCAGTAGTTTAAGGCAGTCCAGAGTTTGGAACCCTGTTCCGCTTGAGACGATTGCGGATGAGTTACTCAAACCCTTTGGGATTCCATTCATTCATCCAAAAAATACAGGCTCTGTGTTTCCCTCCTGGTCCATCCAAGAAGAATCCGTATTTGATAATCTCTCGCGAGCAGCTTCCTTGCGTGGTTTTTTACTCCTGTCAGATGGAAAAGGAAACCTGGTTGCAACCAGGCCCAGGACGAATCAAGTTTCAATCTTTATTCATGAAAAAAGTGGTGTTTTAAGCTGCGAACAGACTGAAGATTTTAAAAATCGTTTTAGCAAGTACGTCACCCGTGGGCTTAACTATGGACCCACCGAGGGGAAGGAAGAAAATCTCAGGTTTAAAATTCCTCCCGTCGTTGATTCTAGTATTAAACGTTACCGACCGATTCTTATCTCTCAAGATGGAGAGATTAGGGAGCAAGTCGCAAAAGACCGCCTAGCTTGGGAAGCGCGAGTCAGGCGGGCTAAGTCTAATCAGGTGGACATCACTCTGACCTCTTGGAAAGATAGCCTAGGCAAGCTCTGGGACATCAATCAACTGGTATCTTTATCTTTTCCTGGAATCCATGTGTCTGGAAAATACCTCATTACCTCAGTTCATTTCACTTTAGATTCCAGTGGAACAAAAACAAACTTACAATGTGAATCCGCCCACAGCGCAGATATTGACCCCACCTTGGAAGCCAAAGAAATCAATTTTAGAAAAGCTTTGCAAACCCCAGAAGGACCTAAATAAATGGATTACTCGTTATTTCAAGCCCTTGAAAAACTTTTGAAACCGATCCGCTCTCGGATTTCAAACCTCATTCAAAGAGGAATGATGCATAAATTGAGTGAGTCAGGCGTTCAGGTGAGTCTTGGGGAAGGCGATACACAGGAGAATATTCGTTATCTCCAGCATTATGGATTTGCCTCTCACCCACCTAAAAATTCTGAGACTTTACTTTTATTCCCTTCTGGAGAAAGAAGCACTGGATTTGCTCTGTCCTCAAACTCACCCAAAGGGTGCCCAGTCCAACTCGATGAAGGTGAATCCGCTCAGTATAATGAGGAGGGTTCATCCATTACTTTAAAAAATGGGGGTAAGCTTGAAATTAGAAACAAGGAAAATGAACTCATCAGTGTTCTTTTAGATTTAACGGTTCAAGTGGAAAAATTATCTCAACTCAGTGCACTGGCTCCTCCTGGTGGAAATTATCCTGGAGGCAATTGCACGATCAGCGTTCCAGGCTTTGACATCGCATCGGTCAAATCAAAGCTTTCTTCCTTTAAGGCGTGACCCTATGCAAGACTTAACGGCTTTACTTTTTTATCATGACATCTGGCTGAAAGAAGAACTCAGTGAAGAAAACTGGATTAAAAACGCAATTGCTATGAGCCTTTTTTCAGATCAAAGAGTGGAAGAAATCCCAGCCTATGAAGTATCCCACCGTGGGTATTGGGCAGACTCTTTAGATCCACAAGCTCAGCCTCTAGGCTCAAGACTTTGGACTTTAGCCAACCAGCCTTTGAATGAAGAAAGTTTAGAAGATGCGATCCAATACTCCTATGAATCTTTATCTTGGCTTTTAGACGAGGATGTCATTACGGAGCTAAAAACAGATGGTGAACTTTCAAAAGGTACCATTCTTCTTTTTATCGGAGTGGTCACGAAAAAGAAAAATTACAACTTCTCCATTAACCTAAATCGGGGGATCGATGGAATTTTCTAAGCCTTCTTTACAAACTTTGATCACCAGAATTCAATCCGACATCGCCAGTCGCTTAGGCATTGGGCTTCCCATTAAAAAGGCAAGCATCCTTTCTGCTCTTGCTTCCGCAATGGCTGGATCCGTGTTTCTACTCTATGGAAGCGTTGAATACTGGCTCACTCAGTGGTTTATCGATACGGCAACAGGGATTCATTTAGATCGATTAGCAGGACTCTTTGGAATGATCCGGAATGGAAAAACTCAAGCCCAGGGAACTATCCGAATCGAGGGAACCTCTGGAAAACTCATCCAAAAAGACGCACTCTTATCCACACAAGAAGGTGAAACCTATTCCATTAAAAATGACGTCACGATCAATGATCAGGGTTTTGTCCATGTAGTGGTCACTGCATCAGCAGCAGGGCCTGCTGGAAATTTAAAATCAAACTCGATTTTAAAACTGATCACTTCCATTTCAGAAGTGAAACGAGATGCCCTAGTGCTGGAAATTATCGGTGGATTTGAAGAAGAAAATGACGACCAGCTTCGAGTAAGATTACTGAAGCGACTCAGGCACCCAGGACAAGGCGGAAGTGAGGCAGATTACATTCATTGGGCGCAGTCTATTTCAGGAGTGGGCAATGTTTGGGTGACTCCTGATCCTAAATCCTTTTCAATCTTCCTTTCTTTTCTCACGATCGATGCAGATTACCCCCTCCCAACGGATGATTTGAGACAATCCGTTGAAGCAAGTTTGAAAACGAAAAAACCTTTAGGGACTCGGGTTTTTGTGCAGAAATTAGATCCAGTTCCTATTTTCATTGAAATCAAGATTTTCATTGAGATCATGATCCTAGATCAAAAAGACGTGGAAACAAAGCTTGAAAAAGCGTTAAAAAATTACTTCCTTAAAAAGGTATCTCCAGGAAATCGCATTCCATTGATTCACATCACGCAGCTTGTCTCACAAATTCTTAAACACGATCATTTTAAAATAGTTTCACCTGAAAGTGACATTCTGATTAGCCCAAATCAAATTGGAGTATTTGGAGGACTTAAATGCAGTTATTCTCAGTCTTAAAAAATCTACTTCCTCAAGGTGCTTTCTGGGAAGTGACGCCTCACAGTGCTTTTCATCGTTTGCTGCTTGCCTTGTCTGATGAACTGGACCGAAATTTAGAGGTCGTCTTAAATATTCCAAACATTCTTTCCTATGATCAAGATCCATCTCGTTTTATGAAGTATCTAGGTTTAAACCAAAGCTTACTCAAATCGAAAGACTCACAAATCCAGGCTATTTTATCCATCTTAAGTAGACAAGGAAATTTAAGCAGGCAGTACATCGAAGAAAGACTGAAGGCATTAGGCTACACCCACTTTTCAATCGATGATCCAACCGAAGAAGATGCTGGCCTTGAGCCCATTGTGAAAGATATGATTTCTGTCTACAAAAGAATTGAATCCATTCACTACTTGAGTGCTGGAGATCCTTGTGGAAGTTCGCTCCAGTCGTGGTGGAATCTTCCATTTGAATTAGATGTTAAAAAACTTCTCCCAGCTTATATTGCCGTCAACTTTTTATATCAGGAGAATATCAATGCTTCGAATATCTGAAAAAGATTATGGAACCAAAGACGGTCGTTTTCAAAACGGCGATCCAGTAACGAATACCCGTCCTACCAGGGTGACAGCCGATTGGCTCAACTCTGTTCAAGAGGAAATTGCAAACGTCATTACAAGTCGCAACCATACAAAACTAGATGCAAACGACCCAACCCAACTCCTCAAGGCTATTTTAGATATTTACAGTTACGGCGTAGATCCGGTGAGTTTTTCTATTGATAACGCGATTAAAACTCCAACGGATTTAACTTTTGAAGCGTTTGATAAGTCACTGATGAAAGCCGTTTATTTCAATGCTCTTTCCGTCAGACATACAACGAAAGCTGATATGACTTTCATGACTTCGCATGTGGCTGTATTTAGTTCATTCACATCTGAATGGTCACTTTTTACTCAATATGATCCTGCAATTATCAAAGTCGATCTTCAAGCCCCCACACATCCCATGCCACCTCTCAACCCTTCTACGAATATTCCTCCTCCGATTCAACCTGATCCTGCCGCAGTAGTCAAGGTGCTTCCAGGTCCACATTTTTTATCCATCTCAGCTGCTGGGAAACTTCAGTATCAAACGTCTACTCTTGACGGAGATTTGCACCAAGGATCGCTCACTTTATCTCACTTCCGTTATTTAAGGTCTTCCTGATGTTTACCCTAGATCAGACCGTTTTAAAAAATATGAACCCGTCAGACCCCAGGAAATATGCTCTTTATGAACAGATGCAGGAGGAAATTTGCAACGTCATTGATTTCATGGGAGGATCTCCATTGAAAAGAGATCAACCCGAAGATCACCCTCATCAGCTCCATCATCAACTCTATGATGCGATCTCTCAACTTGCGCTAGAATCACCCAGAAAATGGACCATGGATTTTTTCCCCACTCCCAGAGTGGATCCGGTGGAACTCTGGAACAATCAGCGAATCACTCGATTGATTGACAATTTTCAACTCGATCCGCTTCATAATTGGGCTGTCACCTTTCGTATTTCTTATTTTGAGCAATCTAAAAAAGATTCCAATGCGGGAGACCCTTTTATACCAACATTTGATTTAATACAAAGTCAACGGGTACAACTCACTTATGAAGATAAGATTGGAACTTGGTTTTCTGCTCATCAGGTGTGGGAAGTTGGGATGCCTCATCCGATCTTAAGCTCGGATCAACTGGGTCTGATTTTACTCCCTTCAGCTGATAACAATCAGCATCAAGATCCCAGTCAGTTTTTTATGAGCATTTCCCCTTCAGGCTACATTTCTATCACTTCAAGCACCTTTGAGTTTTTGTCAGTCACCAGGCTTGTTTTGTCGGAGTTTAGGTTCGTCAGGAGGCCCACATGATCCGACTCAATCCTGATTCAAAAAAAATCACACCTGATGACACAATGAACTATGACTGGTTCAATGCCCTTCAAGACGAAGTTTGTACCCCGATTGAAAAAACGCAAACGCTTTCAGAACGACTTGATCAGCTTGCTACCTCCATTCAAAATATCATCGCTGGCTCAGGCTTCGACTTAGGAGAGGTTGCAGATTATAGTGGAAATCCTGTTCCTATTCCTCAGCTGATCATCAAGCCTAACGAAGTAAAATCATTCACTCTGTATCTGGATATTGCTCTGAAAAATCCACTTCTTTTAGAGAATCAAGAAAACTATGCACAAGATGCTGGATTTAATTACGCTTTAAACTTTCCTCTGGATACATCGAGTTCTCAATTTAAGGATCTTTCTGTTATTTTGTCATCCAATGATATTTTAGAAAAAAGGTCAACGAGTTCTCTACCAACTGATCACGCGATGGTGAATGACTACATGCCTATCAGGCTCCCTGAGAATTTGAAAGATTTACCCCGCACAGAGGCCATTTCTCTTCTTAAGAAAATAAACGCCACCGTTTTATGCATGAGGCCCACATCTCTTGTGACTTATGTATTTGGACCTAAAAACAAAGGAATTTCAAAATTAGAAGAAGGCACCTCGTTTGTTGATTTTTCAACCGCTCAGAGCTTCTTTTCAAAGCTTTGTGCTGAGTTGCATATCCCTTCATGGGCATTTCAAGACGGACAGGAAAAGATTCCATTGTCTTCTTATTATCTCTTCGCTACTTTTGTTCCGCCCGTCATTCTCGCCAGCAATCCAGAAGGACAGATTTATTATTTTTTCAATAAAATGATGTATGGCGATTTTTTGAATGTCAGATTAGGAATCTTTAACTTATCCCAACACCCGGTCTAATTTTTGTCATTTTAGACACTAGTGTACATTTTGAAATTTCTTTAAAGTGTTTCAGATTTCAAATTTTATATAGGAGAATTTTATGGAATCCTCAAACTTATTTACCTTTGTAAAAGCAAATTTTGGAATGATTAGTTTAATTCTACTCTTGATTCTAAGCGAAGTCTTATCTTTCAAACCAGCTTTGGGTGCTTCAGGTGTCGTGAAACTGATTTACAACTTATTGCAATCTGAAGCAAAAAAATCAGAGCCTGATGCAATGAAAATCATTGAATCAGAACTCGCGGCCCGAATAGCAGATAAAACAAAACGAACGTAATCCCTTCTCTGCCACAAGGCCCATAGGTTTTTCCTAGTTTCCTATGGGCCTGCTCAACTTCAAAGGACTTTTTTTCATGAAACTCTGTATTCCGTTCCTATTTGTACTTTTTGGATGTTCCTGCTCTCATTCAGTGAAAGTCTTAGATTCTCAGAGTGCCATTTTAGCGAATGATCTCACTGCCATTTTATCAGGATGTGGCCAACAACTGGCTGGATCGGGATATCTTGTCTGTCGAGAAACCGAGTTGCAAAATACAAGAAATGAATTTCTTATTGTCCACACTCCACCAGGACTTGATTGTAAGCAAGAAGCTTGCACATTCGTCAAAGTCTTTTTCTCTGACGGTAGACCCTCACTAGAAAAGGCTATTCACAAAGGAGATGCACTCATTCAAATTCCTTGGTCGGAGATTGTGGGTAAAAAGGTATTTGATCTCTCCGACCGAGGTACTTATTCCATTTCAATTCGGACGCATTATCTGGGTCCTGATGGAATAGAGCGCATCGCCTTTGCTGAAGGTCGAATCCTCATGCTGGTGGTTAGAAAGGAGTACACATCGCTTATAGAAAATGAAGACGATGAGGCATTTTATTGGATATGGAAAACAAAGCAGAATCAGACCCTAAAAGTCACCACGGGTTATCGTGTTTACATACAACCTTGGGCCACACCGTGGAACCCATTAGGCACGAAGCCACCAAACGAATTCTCCGACCTATGGTAGCTCTCCTTCTTGTCGCATTTCAGATTCTGCTACTCCTGTTGAAAGCCTATTTTTCAAAACAGGATGACAAAGAAACTGAACTCAAACGCATCGCTGACGAGCAAGCCAAGTTAAACTCAGCCGCTGAAAAGGTCGAAGAATCTAACCGTTATTCTGAAAACAATCCTGCGCTCATGGATCAGTTCCAAGACGCTATTGACAAGGATAGATTTGATGCAACCCATTCGAAGCCAGAAAACAATAGACCTCATTAAGTCATTTGAGAGTTTTAGATCGAAAGCCTATTTAGATTTAGCAGGAATTCCAACGATTGGATGGGGAACGACAAAAGAAATTCATCTTGGCATGACAGTAACAGAGAAGCAGGCCGAAGAGTGGATCAAGCAAGATGTAGTAGAGATTGAAAATGCGATTGCTGCCATGATTACCGTTGATTTAAAAGAATCTCAGTTTTCAGCCTTGGTCAGCCTAGCGTACAATATTGGGGTTCATCATTTTTCATGTTCAACCTTACTCAAGAAACTCAATGCTGGAGATTTAATAGGGACAGCACGTGAATTTCTAAAATGGGACCACTCATGTGGTCGTACAGTCCATGGACTCTCAAATCGTAGAAAAAAAGAACAGGAGCTTTTTCTTACTCATCTTCCTCCACATCATCAAGTCAATTCATCAACATAAAGGAGTACACTATGCGAAAAGTAAAAATAGGTTCAGTTATTTTATTAGGCAAGCATCGCCTGCTTTGCGGAGATAGCAGGAACCCAGAACACATCGAAAAGCTGATGGATGAAAAGATGGCTGACGCTGTGATTACTGACCCACCTTACAACGTCGATTACAAAGGTGAAGAAGGGGAAGCCATTAAGAATGATCTTCTTTCTGAGCGACGTTACAAAGACATGCTGTTTCAAACATTTTCAAATTCAATTGATTATAGCAAACGAGGTGCTGCTTTTTATTCCTTCATTGGAACGAATGCTATGGATCTTGGAATCAGTTCAATTCGAGATGCGGGATGGAAAATTAGGCAAAATCTCATCTGGGCTAAACATCATTTTACTTTGTCCAGGTCCCCTTACCACTGGAAGCATGAAGCACTTATTTTTGGAGCGGCTCCTGGTGCACCCAGCCCGTGGTATAGTGACCGCAAGCAAACTACTTTGTTAGAATTTCCTATTGAGGTGAAGGACCGCATTCATCCCACACAGAAGCCCAAGGAATTGATTAAGTACTTATTAAAAAACTCGACCAAGGAGGGGGACATTATTCTTGATCCATTCGGAGGATCAGGGACAACTTTATTGTCTTGTGAGGCAATGGGACGAAGGGCTTTTATCTG